AATTCGTGGGCGGGCATTGGCTTCCGCGCCGCTTTTGTAAAACTGCCCACTGCGTAACTGCGCACTGGAGACCGCGCGATAGCGCGGTCTTGGGCAGCAGAGAGATTGCGGGATAGCCGCGCACAGAGATTCCCTCAGTCCGGCCCCGAAGGGGCCGGTTTATAAAATTGATTTTTCGGATTTTGGGTATTTTCTGCGATTTTTCCGACAGAATCTACCAAAACGACCCGCCGGGCGGGAAAAAGCTATATAATGCCCTGTGGGCTGGAGGTGCTGACAATGGCCGAAGAACTTAAAATCATGCAGAAAGTCTTTGACATGATGCAGTATGGGTACGGAGCCCTTGCGCAGTATCCGAAGTCTGAAAAGTTTGCTCTCTGCACCGACATCAAGCGCTGCATGGACACCATGCTGGAGCGCACGATTGAGGCGCAGAAGAAATACTACAAAAAGACTACCTTGCAGGATCTGGATGTGGAAGTGGCAAAGCTGCGGGCTTATCTGCGGTTGAGCCATGAACTCGGATTTCTCCCGATGAAGAAGTACGAGGTCTGGTCAGGCATGGCAGTCGAAATCGGAAAGATGCTCGGCGGTTGGCTTAAAACCATCAAGAGCCAGCCGAAGACATAGGGTATCAGCCGTGACGCGCTTTCTATTCGGGCGGCAACTGGAACAACTCTTCCTATGGCTTGGCTTCGTTCAACGGCAACAACCCGCGCTCGAATTCGAGGACGAACATTGGCTTCCGCGCCGCTTTACCTCATAGTCAGATATTGCAAGCTCGCGGGCTTGCTCTCAGTACAGAGGGATAAAGGGGCTGGTCTCCTTGGTTGCAGGGTAAAAGCTGCGGCCTTTAAATTTTAGCAGCTTTGCCGGTGTTCCGATGGCATACCTCCATACGGCACCTGCGGGGCTGCGAACCTCAAGGGGTGGCTTTAGATTGGAAAAACACAGACATATTTTTGAGCAGTTTGCAACCTTCGACAATATGTATGATGGTTATTTGCTGGCGCGAAAACATAGGCGCTATCAGGATTGTGTGCTTGAGTACACCAATCTCCTTGAGGATAATTTGATCGATGCGGTGAATCGGCTTCAATGGCATGAGTACCAGACAGGACCACTTCACAAATTTTATGAGTATTACCCCAAGAAACGAATCATCAGCAGCCTGCCGTTCTATGACCGCGTTGTAAACTGCGCTGCGTACAATGTGACGTGGCCGATTTACAGCAAATCTTTTTATGAGCACAGCTATGGCAGCGTTCCGGGCAAAGGACCTGTACGGTGCGCAAACACGATACAGGGCTGGATGCGAGAGGCTGCGGCCAAACCCGGCGACTGGTACTTTGTGAAGATGGACATTACAAAGTTCTTCTTTCGTATTCCTACCGAAGTACAGCTGCGGGAACTGGGCCGCCCGCTGGATGATGCCGACATGATGTGGTTCTTTGAACGCGCTATCCGCTGCGATGGCCGCCCGCTGGGGCTGCCGCTACACTGCACTGATGTTACCACAGCGGAACGTATTGCGGGCCGCGGGATGCAGGTGGGCAGTTTGGTATCGCAGATGACGGCCAACGTGGTTATGACCCCTGCGGATCACTACATCAAGCGGGAGTTGGGCGCACCGTATTACGCCCGGTACATGGACGACATGGGCGCAATCATCGAGGGCAAGGCCGCCGCGTGGGAACTTGTGGAGGAAGTGGACAACTACCTGCAAACGAACCTTGGGCTGAATCTGAACCAGAAAACCGCTGTTATTCCCATCGGGAACCCGGTGGAATTCGTAGGACGGAAAATCAGCCCTGTCAAAATTGAACTGCGTCGGCAGACCACCCTCGGCATGAAAAAGCACCTGCGGTATGTACAGGATGCCTATGCTGCGGGTGAGATTGATCTCGACTATGCGTTGAGCGTCATCACCAGCTACCGGGGGCTGTTCAAGGATGTTACCAGCGATGCTTTCCTTGAAAAGATACTGGATGAATTCGTACTATCCCGGCCCGCGCTTGAAGCGTAGGGCGACAACTCAATAAGAAATCGGCAACCCAGCCACTGCGGCAGGGCTGCCGATTTTTTATACAAATTTTTACCGAGAGGAGCGACAGACCATGACCGACAAGGAACTTGAAAACGGCGTTGACATCACTGCTGAATGCGATGCTGAGACCAGCAACGGCAAGGGGGTTGAGGACGATGAGTGATTGCTCTTTCGTAGACCTGACTTGCATTTCGCCAAACTGCAACCGCCCGCGCAAGTACGCTGTCAGCAAAATCACCCCGCACCACATGGCGGGCAATCTGACGCTGGAGCAGATCGCTGCCATGGAGGCCAAGCCCAGCCGCCAGATGTCCAGCAACTATGCGATTTCCAGTGACGGCGGTATTGCGCTGCTGTGCCACGAGGCAGACCGCAGTTGGTGCAGCAGCAGCCCTGCCAACGACCACAGGGCCATTACCGTGGAGGTTGCCAACGACCAGATTGGCGGGCAGTGGCATGTCTCTGATGCAGCGCTGGAGGCGCTGGTAAAGCTGTGCGTGGACATCTGCCAGCGCAACCCCGCACTGAAAAACGGCCTGAACTACACCGGCGATGCCCGCGGCAACCTTACCAAGCACAGCTACTTTACCAGCACCGCTTGCCCCGGCCCGTACCTTGGCGGCAAGTTCGACTGGCTGGCCAAGGAGGTCAACAAGCGATTGGCCGGCGGTGTTACCGTGGCAGGCGATGCCCTGCGGGCGGGGATGGCACTGCATCTGGAACGCGCCAACCTGTACATTGCCAGTGCTTCGCTGGCTATCGCCGGGGTGCGCACGGGCACCTATTACCTGTGGGGCACCGAGGTGGTCAATGGCCGTGTGCGCATTACAAACAGCACCAGCAATGTGGGCAAGTACGGCAAGGTCACTGGCTGGATTAGTGTGGACGATGCCAAGGCTGGCGCCGGGCTGCGTGACCAGACCACCGACAGCCGCGGCCTGACAAAGATCGTCATCGACTACGCCAGCAATGTGCAGGCCATGGCGGTGTACAATCTGGCCCAGCAGCTTGACCTCGTTGCCCCTGGCTACTACCGCAGCAGGTACATTGATGCCGCCAAGACGGCGCAGTACATCGAAATTGGTCAGATCAGCGCGGGCGATGCCGAGCATGTCAC